CCAATTTTGATGCAGTACTAAATTTCATTATTCAAGACATTTTACAAAAGGCAATTGATGAATACGAAAATCGAAAAGGTAATCTTACAGAACCTGGCGAATGATGATGTTTTTATGAGAAAAGTGATCCCGTTCCTAAAGCGGGATTACTTTATTGACAACAACGAAAAGATAGTTTATGATAAGATTAAGAATTTTATAGATGAGTATAATGTAATACCTACAAAGGATGCTTTGGTTATTGCAGCTCAAAATGATAAAAGCCTAAACGAGGATCAGTATAAAGAAGTTGTAGAACTTATACATGACCTCGAACCTACAGACCATAATAAAGATTGGCTGTATAAAGAAACAGAAAAATTCTGCAAGGACAAAGCAATCTACAATGCTATTTTACAATCTATTTCAATTATAGATGGTAGAGACAAAGCAAGGTCTGAAGATGGTATTCCTCAGCTTTTGCAAGATGCACTGGGAGTGTGCTTCGACAATAATGTTGGGCATGATTACATTGAGAGCGCAGACAAGCGGTATGAATTCTATCACCGCGTAGAGTCTAGAGTTCCTTTTGACTTGGAATACTTTAACAAAATTACTAACGGTGGAATGCCTAATAAGACATTGAATGTCTGTTTGGCAGGAACAGGTGTCGGTAAGTCTTTGTTTATGTGTCACGTTGCAGCCTCGGTATTAGCACAAGGCAAGAATGTTTTGTATATTACTTTGGAGATGGCTGAAGAAAGAATTGCGGAACGTATTGATGCAAATTTAATGAACATTACCATGGATCAGCTTAAAGATCTTCCTAAATCTATTTTCGATAATCGTATTGAAAAGATTAGAGCAAAGACAGAGGGAACTTTAATCATTAAAGAATATCCCACTACTGGTGCACACACCGGACACTTTAAAGCATTACTAAATGAATTACAACTAAAGAAACAGTTTAAACCTGATCTTATTGTAATTGATTATTTGAATATTTGTGCATCATCTAGATTTAAGGGTGGCTCTAATATTAATTCTTATACTTTGATTAAGTCGATTGCTGAGGAACTTAGGGGTCTGGCAGTAGAAGAGAATGTTCCTATTCTTTCTGCTACTCAAACTACTAGGAGCGGATATGGTAACACAGATGTAGAACTGACAGATACTTCTGAATCGTTTGGTTTGCCTGCAACAGTAGACTTTATGTTTGCTTTGATATCCACTGAGGATATGGAAAAGATGAATCAACTCATGGTTAAACAGTTGAAGAATAGATATAACGATCCTACAACAAATAAGAGATTCGTAATAGGTGTAGATAGAGCGAAGATGAAATTATATGATCTTGAACAATCTGCACAAAAGGGATTGAGTGATTCCAACATAAAATATGATCCACCAAAAGAAACTGATAGACAAAAAGGCATCTTCGGAGATAACAAACGAGACTTCTCAAAAATAAGGGTATAGTATGCAATCACTGAAGAATACCAAATTGTCCGAAACAAATTTAAGACTAAAAGCAAATGTCGTTTTGAAGGAAATGGATAGTCCTATTCCAATGAACATTAAAGAATTGAAGGACATAAGTAAACTAGAATCCCACCAAATCATTGAAGGTATAGATTTAAATTATATTAAACATATAAATAATTTGTAGCAACAAGGGAGATCCTATGATAGTAAGTGTAAACGGAGCTAGAAATAGAGAATTAACTAAGTTACTTAAATTAGCAGCACAATCATTCGCTGATAGATTACTTTCCCCGCAACTAGAAAAGAACATCCAAGTAAAGATCAAAATACATGATCATTTGAAAGCTGGTGGCTTCTGCGATTTTGAAGATGAGGGTTTACCAAATCCTCGAAGTTTTAAAATAGATATTTGCCGAACAAAAAAGAAGATACATATGTTCTCAGTACTTGCACATGAAATGGTTCATCTTAAACAAATGGCAAAAGGTGAAATGAAAGACAAGTATGTCAAATCCAAATACATTACTGTTTGGATGGGGGATAGATACGAGGATGATGTTAACTATTGGGATCACCCTTGGGAAATAGAAGCGTATGGTTTAGAAAATAGTTTAGTTGCTAAGTTTTTAATTGAGCATAATCAATTCAAGAATCTTCGTCAGAAGCAGGAGAATTGGTTTGTGTATGAAGATGATGTTTTGGATGAGTGATGAGAATATATCATGTAGTTCAAACCTAATTATAAGGAGAAGAAAATGGAAAATTTTACATTTACATTTTATGATATAGTGCAGATTGTTTTATTGTTGGCGGCGTGTTGGGCTTGTAAGGCTTCGGGATATCAAAAGGGAATATCAGACACAATAGGATTTTTTGAGGATAAAGGAATTATAGAACTTACAGACGATCTGGAAATAGTCAAGAAGAAAGATTAATAATAAATTATTACCCCAGCAAGGACTGGGGTATTTTTTTGGCTAAAAAATGCTTGACTCCGAAACCAAAAGGTGTTATAATTAAGAAAATGGAGAAACGGTTATGAACTTTTCTGTAGGTGCAGATATCGAATTGACGACTAAGTGGAAGTCTAACATTCTAGGACAGGAGTTTGACATTAAGTCCTTCAAAGGCAAAGTCGTTCCTAATCCAAAATGGCTAGACAGAGATTATTTGTCTCTTCATACAGGCAATCCGGAATATCCCATATCCTATATCCATAAGAAGTTTATAGTTGGGCATACTTTTACAGAAACAAGAAGCATAGCGCGCATATTTTCAGTCAAATCAAAATCTTCGGGCAAGACATATAATGTCATTTCCGAAAATGGTGAAGTTTCTTGTGATTGCGTTGGCTTCCAATTCCGTAGAATGTGCAAACATTCTGCTAAAGTTAAGTCGGTGTTGTGAAAGAACAACAGCGCCAAACTTTATGCTTGACACAGGATCGAATCGGTGTTATAATAGAGTTTGAGAACAGAAGTTTTCGGTGAAGTTAATTTTTTATTATTAAGGAGTAAGTATGTCAAATTTTACAGTAGCAGGTGTGTCGACTCAGCACGGTATCACCAAAGTTCGTTTCGCGAATGATATCGTGTCCCGTACTAAAATCTTAGCAAAAGGTGGACATTCACCACTCGAGCTTATCGAATTGCCCAAGCTAATGACCAAGGCTGAAGCATGCCAGCATCTTCTGGATGTAGGCGGTGTTTTCAATCAATGGGCAGAACTCATTATTGAGACACAGGGTAAGAAAGAAGGCAACATTGTAGCAGCAACAAAACCTGCCAAGAAAGCCCCAGCAAAAACTCCAGCTAAGGCACCTGCCAAGGCTCCAGTAAAAGCTCCAGCTAAGCAACCAAAAATTGCTAAGCTCGTAAACGCAGAGGACGATCTTGAAATTACAGAGATCAAAAGACTTGCCGAAGTAATGGCAGAACCAGCTTTAATGTAAGGAAACCAGTATGCCTAATTGGTGCCAAAACGTATTGACGTTAACACATGATAACCCGGAGTTTATCAAGCGGGCAGAATCTGCTTTTGATAGGGGCAAATTCTTAAATGAATTCATTCCTATTCCCAAAGAACTTGTCAATCCAGATACTACTACGCATGGCGGAGACAAGCAACAAGAACTTGACGCCCTGCGGGATATCATGATCGAAAAATATGGTTATGAGAGTTGGTATAGTTTTTGTGTTACCGAATGGGGCACAAAATGGGATGTGGGTGCTGGTCAAGATATTACCGAAATTACTGCGAATAAAATCTCAGTATATTTTGACAGTGCATGGGCGCCCCCAATCGCAGCATATGAAAAACTAAGTGACCTAATTGGTTTCAAAGTTGAGGCATATTATTGCGAAGAAGGTGTTGGATATTGTGGTAAGTGGACTACTGAAGGGGCGGAAGAGGAATATGAAATTCCATCCACATCTAAAGAAATTCGAGAAAAAATTCCGGCGGAATTAGATGATATGTTCTGCCTTTCAGAAAATCGAGAAATTTCAGAAGAAGAGGAAGCATATGACAGCGAAGATCAATGAGAACTTTAATCTAAGTTACAGTTCAAGAGAACAAAATACTAGCGATACGGTCTTAGATTGTACTGTTAGTTTTGAAAATCCTAAGAGTGATGATGTTCTTATCCATCGACTAAACACTTGGCTTGAAGCCATTGGTCGCGATGAGATTGTTGTTACTAAGGTTAAGCTGGATTTTTTAGATAAAAAAAGTTCTAAAAATTGAGTACAGATGTACCGAGATGTATAAATATTTTGTAGACAAAAGGACTAACGTGCAAACACTCAAGACAATTACATGCAGACACAGTATCGGTTATCAACCGATAGATGCCTTTGCACGTAATTCATGGGAGAGATATGGGGCGCGTTAGTTAATAGTTTATACTAAATATCTAGCAAACCTCGGTACCCCTAAAGTCCGAGGTTTTCCTTTTTATAGATTTTTTAATAACCCTGTGCTTGACAAGGTTACTAAAAGGTGTTATAATTAGCACATAAGTTAAATAGATCGCTATTTAAATAAAGTTCATTTAAAATTTGCATGCCATTTCCTCTTGTAGCTCAAAGGTAGAGCAATCGATTGATAATCGATAGACGTTGGATCGTTACCATCCGAGAGGACCAAATGTCCCGTTCATCTAGAGGCCTAGGATACCGCCCTTTCACGGCGATCACACCGGTTCGAATCCGGTACGGGACGCCATTATTTTGTGTACAGGCTACAAAATAATGGTTTATGCCTAGGTGGCAGAGCGGTCAAATGCACCGGATTGCAAATCCGTAAAATCGTCAGTTCAAATCTGACCCTAGGTTCCAAAATAATGCTTGACAATTATTATAATGATGTTATAATAGAAACAAGTAAAGAAACAAGTAAAGAAACAAGTAAAAAGATCCCGTTACTATTTTCGTTAAAATAGCGCTTGATTAGCGATAGAGATCCGGTGGCAGAAAACCGTAAGCGAGGTCTCCTCAGACTCTGATAGGCAGAATCCTAACTGCACACAGACCACAGAATAAACGGGATGGACAGAGTAACCGCTCAATTAAGGGCTTGTGTGGAAACAAGTAGCTTATCCTAATATGGTCTTAAAGTGTTCATGGACGCACGACGGCTTGTCACGCCGTAAGAGTGGGGATCGTTACCCCCTAAGACCGCCAAATGCCTCGGTGACGGAATTGGTATACGTGTTGGTCTTAGAAGCCA